CGAACGGCGTTGGTGCTATCGAGCGCACCGAGGCTGGCACCGGCTACGTGCTGGATCACCTCTACCCGGTGGAGTTCACAGGCGGCGGCCCCGACGCGGTGCAGGCGCAGGGCCATGCGTACGGTCTTAGCAACGGAGCGCTCGGTGCCATTGAGCTGGAGATTCCCGGCGCTTGGTACGACACGCCCCCGGTTATCACCGCGCCGCCGCCCGGCTTTGACGTGACAAGCGCCACCATCGCGGTCGGCGGCATCGGCTATCAGGTCGATGAACAGTTGATGCTACCAAACAACGTGATCTTGACCGTCGCCACGGTTGGCGCTGGCGGATCGGTGTTAACCGTTACCGTCACCAACCCCGGCTTTCTGGTCGGCACCGAGGAGCCTCCGGAGGTTGCGACCGCGCCGGAGTCTTCGACCGGCGCAGGCACCGGCGCTGAGTTCACCTTGGTGTGGGACGAGACAGGCACCACGGCGACCTACACTGCAGAGATCGTCGCCGGTGCCAACCCGGTGGTCGCCGGTGCGACGGCGATCTGCAACCAGCTCATGGGCATGATGATCGTCGAGTCGGCTGGCTCGTCGATGCAGAACGATATCGACTGGCGTGAGACGATGCAGTCGCATCGGCTGATCCCGCTGTCTGGCGGCTGCCGCGTGATGGACCCGGCAACGTCCTACATCGTGATCCGACCGCTGGCCGCGCGCATGGCTGGCATCATGGTGCGACGTGACCATGAAACCGGCGCGCCGTTCCACAGTGCGGCGAACCAGCCGGTGCAGGGCATCGTCTCGCCCAACCGCGACATCGGCTTCAACCTCACCGACTCGGCGAACGAAGCGCAGGAGCTTCTTGGCGCGAACATCGGTGTGCTGGTGCGCGGCGAGGTCGGCGACGACTTTGCGATTGCATCGGGCGGCTTCGTGCTTGTCTCGACCGACAACGCAGGCGAGGACCCGTTGTGGCAGATGTACAACGTCATGCGCGGGCGCGACTACATCCACCTCGGCATGCTGCGCGCGTTGCGCTTCTACCTTGGCCGCTACAACATCATCGGCCACACCATACAGGCCATCATGAACACCATGCAGTTCTTCCTGCGTGACCTTCATGCCGACCAGCATATCCTCGGCTACAAGGTGAACTTCAAGACCGAGGGTAATTCACCGGAGCAAATCAGGCTCGGCCATCTCACCGTCGGCTTCAAGGCCGAAGAGCCGCCGGTCCTCAAGCATCTGACCATCGAGTCTTCGCGCTATCGCGAGGCCGTCGATGCAATGGTCGCCGATCTCTCCAGCCAGCTCAGTCTGGCGACTGCGTAGCGCGCGCAAGGGTGGGCAGCACGAACTGACGTGCTTCAAACTGTCGGGGCGACTGTAAGCGCCCGCTCATCTTTCTCCTCACCTGACAAACCACTGGCACAAAGGAAACGGCATCATGCAAAACCAGACCATCTATGTGATGGAAAGCGCCAACCTGATCTGCGGCGACTGGCGCGGCTCCCGCGCGCCGGGCTTCAATACGCACCTGATCCTTCAGGAGCTGAAGCTGCCGACGCTGGAAGAAAACTTCGTCGATCACGCGCCGGGGGGTGCGATGATCGCCATCGAGATTCCGACTCACATCAATAAGATGGAGGCGACATTCAACCTCGCCGGGTGGGACCCCGACGTGATGACGTTCATCGGCACCAACGATCCGTTCTTCCATCGCTTCACCGCGTACGGTCTGATCCGCGACCGCCGCTCGGCGGAGGCGCTCAAGGCCACGGCGATCATCGAGGGACGGCTTGGCCGCGTGAACCCGACCGCGTTCTCGAAGGGCAACCTTCAGGCGCATGAGTTCAGCATCAAGAGCATCACGCATTACGAGCTGTGGCTGCAGATACACCGGGACCAAGAGCCCACCGAAATCTACTGGTGGGACTTCTACACCTCGCGCGTGCGCGTCGGTAACCGAGAGCTGACCGACGACATGGTCGAGTTGCTCGCGATCCCGACTAACGTATGACAGTCCGCGAGCTGATCGATCTCCTGCAGAGGCAGGATGAAAAGAAGCGCGTCGTCGTTGCAGATCGCGACGGCGCGGGTCCTATCGCCGATGTCGAGTTCATTGACCAGCGCGTTGATAAGGGCGAGCTGGTTATCACGATCTGGTGCCACACGTGATCACACTGAACAAGACGGGCGGCAAGACCATCCAGCTTTTCATTCCGTTCGAGTTCAACGGCAAGAAGATCGAAAGCGTCACCCTCTCCCCGCTCCGGCTCGGCCACGCGCTGCGCTGGAACGAGGGCGCGTGGAAGACATCGGTCGCCTTGCTGGTTGAGCTGGCTGATGTCGAGGAAGCGGTGATCCGCGACCTGAGATATCCGGACGCCGACCGGGTGATGGAATCGTTCCTGACTATGCTGACGCCGGACATCCGCGACGACATCATCAACGGTCGTATTCCGACCGGACCGCAGGCGGTGGCTCCAGTGCAGCCAGCGGCAACCAACGGCGGTGCGCCGCCGGAGCAACCGCTGCAAGGTCCGGGTGTACCGTTTCCGTCCGTGACGGATGAGGGGTTTGATCTGAGCGAAGAGCCGTAAGGATTTCTGATGCCTGATCAGGAAGCAACGCTTCGTCTCACGATGGAGGATAACACCGCAGCCGCGCTGCGGTCGGTGAGCCGTAACGTCCTGCAGATGGGGGCCGATACCAAGAAAGGCATTAAGACCCTCGAAGACGGCACCAAGATCAACATCGCGCAGGTCAAGAAGTTCGCCGAGCAAACCGGCGTGCCGTTCAAGCAGATGATGGGGCATCTGCAGCAGAACGCGCAGGCCGCGAAGGTGATGGGATCAAACCTCACCGCGCTGGGCAACGCTGCGACCGGCGCTGGTGGTGCAGCGCGGGTGTTCGGCTCCGCGCTGTCTGGCGCGGCGGTTGGGCTAGCAACGTCAGCCGCAGGCGCGTTGTCAGCCGCTGCAGCGTTCGAGGTGTTGCGTCGCAGCTTCATGGGTTTTGCCAATTACGACAACCAACTGCGGCTGATCCAAAACCAGACCGGCCTGTCGCGCAAATCAATTGACGCGCTTGGCGATTCGATGAAGCGGCTTTCTTCGGTCACTGGCGACAGCGTGGATGATTTGCTCGCTGGTTTTGAGCAACTGCGCGAGGCGGCGGATATCGCGCCCGAAGCAGCTCTCAAGCTGATGCCAAACCTGACGCGGCTTGCCGCCGGGTCGAATATGCAGCTTAGGTCCGCTGGACGCGCCGTCGGCGACGTGATGCGCAACCTGAAAATTCCAGCCGAAGAAGCCATCCATATCATGGAGGCAATGTCGCACGCGGCCAAGGAATACAATTTGGACCTGAGCGAAGTCGGCCCGAAGCTGTCGGAGCTGACCACGATGGCTTCGGCTTGGGGGTACACGGGCAAGGCGGGCTTCGCCAGCGTCATCACCACTCTCGGAGCCATCAAGAAAGCGACCGGGGACGCAACTACGGCGGCATCGTTGTACAGCAACATGCTGGCCAACATGGGCAACGAGCAATTGGGCACCGCGCTCGGATACGCGCCCGGCAAGTTCTACGAGGAGATGAGGAAGATTGCCGAACTCGGCGACGAGGGCGATGTCGTGGGCGCGATGATCGAGCGGATCATCAAGGCTCAAGACCCAGAAGCCGTGATGAGGATACTGGGTATTCGCGAGAAGAAAGTCATCGAAGCGTTGAAGGGGGTTTGGGGTTCGCTTGGCACGACCATCGAGAAGACCGCTAAAGCCAGAGGCATGTGGGAACGCGGCCAGAACGTGATCGAGGGGCCCGCGCGCTCGGTGATGCGGTTGACCGCTGCATTCAACGAGCTGGGCACGTCCATCGGGTATGTTCTCGACACCATTGGCGTGACAACAGGCATCGAGGCGCTCGCGACCATATTGACGACCATCGCCAGAACGGTTGAGAAAATTATCGCCGGAATGAAGAAGCTTTCCGACATGCTTCCCAAGGGGGTGGGGGCGGAAGCTGGGAAGTCGATTCTCAAAGTGATCCCCGGTCTTGGGCCGGTGATAACTCTTGGCGATGTACTCCAGCGGCTCAACATCGATCCAGAGGAAGCCAAGAAGGAACAAGAGAAGCTCAAGCAGGAAGAAGAGAAGAAAAAGAAGGACGCAGAAGAGGCGAAGAAATTTCAAAACCTGCCAACGTCCGAACCGCCGAAGCTGTACGACGACGAAGCGCCGAAGAAGTCGTCGTTCATCACCGGCGGCGGCGGCGATACCACGCTGGCTGGCGGCACGCGCTACGGCGGCAGCGGCGACGCGCGCGTTCTCAAAGCGTCGTACATGCCGAGCGGCGGAGGATATCTTGCAGGCGGTGGCGGCGGTGGCGGGCCCGGCGGGATTGGCGGCGGCACGCAGACCGCAGGCCCCGGTGGCAGTGGCACTGGCTATGGCGGCAGCACGCCCGGAGCGATGCCAAGCAGCGGCGGACAACGCCATGCTTCGCTGCCTCCGCCGGGCGCGCCCGCAGAGGCTGGCGGTGGCGGCGGTGGTGCTGCAGGAGGCGATCTGGATCGCGGTGCCTACGACAAGATGTTCAAGGGCACGCCGCTCGAAGGTAAGTACGACACCGTCGTTGCCGAAGCGCAGAAAAACAATGTGCCGCCGTCGCTGATGGCTGGAATATTGGCGCACGAAACCGGCAAGGGCACGTCGAAGATGCTGCGGGATAAAAACAACCCCGCAGGCTTGATGGACCCGAAGACCGGATGGAAAACCGGACAGTCGTTCGGGTCGGTCGATGAAGGCATCGCTGCCGCCGGTCGCACCATCGGTAAGAATTATCAGAAGGCTGGTGGCGATGTTGGCCAGATGGCGAAGCGCTATGCGCCGGTTGGCGCTGCCAACGATCCCGGCGGACTCAATCAGCATTGGCAGAAGGGCGTCACCGGCTATCAAAAGCAGATGGCGACGCCCGGCGGCGGCACGCAGACGGCTTCGGTCGGCCCCTCGCCTGTTGGCCCATCGCCGCCCGGCACAGGAGCGAACCAAGGACTCAGCGCTTCGGTAGACGAAGCGATGAAGATGGTTGGGCTGAACGAATCCAAAGATCAGCAATTGCTGATGAAATACATGAAGACCGGCGGTCGCGGTTTGTCCGGCGAGCAAAATGCGTGGTGCGCGGCGTTCGTTAACGGCGTCGTCGCACAGGCCGGGATGAAGGGCACCGACTCATGGCAGGCCAAGTCGTTTCTTAAGTGGGGCAAGAGCGTCGGCGCTAAGGACGAGGTTCTGAAGGGCGACGTGTTTGTCTTTGACCGTGGCCGCGATCCGGCCAAGGGCCATGTCGGCATCCACACTGGCCAGACGCGGAAGGGCAAGGGCGGCGAAACCGAATACGAGATGCTGCAGGGTAACACCGGCGGCGCGAAGGCTGGCGGAGGTGCGGTCGGCAAAACTTGGCACACGCGCGCGCAGATCAAAGCGATCCGTCGCGGCGAGCAACCTGCGGGCAGGCCTCCGGCCAACGTGGCATCGCCAGCTCCAGCGGCCCCGTCCCCTGCACCGGGGGGCGCTCCTGCGCCCACTCCAGAGACTGGCGGCACACCTCCTGCGCCGGGGCGCATCCCCAGTAGCGAGGAGCGCTACGTGAATTTGAATCTCAAGGTCAATGACACGCAAATGCAGTTCGCGCGCTCGTCGATGCGGCGCTCGGCTGATCGCGAGGTGCGCGAAGCGCGCTGGAATAGTTACTCGGACATTGGGGCCGCATGACCGAACCGTGGGTGGTCACGTATCGGATTGATTATTACTCCGGCACGATGGTCACAGAGTTTTATCGCGGTGATCGTGCTGAGTGTGAGCGCATCCGCGCGCGTTCGAGTCTTGGCGAGGACGATCAGCGAGTAAGCCAGAAACATTGGCGGGCCAGTACGCGCCCGGCCAAGGACTGGGACAACCTTTTGAACGAGGAATCGGATGTCTAATTTTGTTCTATTCCAGTGGGGGCCGATTCAGTTTCAGGTCTTCCCGTTCAACATCAACCAGTATTCGCACGCGACCACGTCGGACTGGGCGAAGAAGGAGATCGCCGGAGCTGCGATGTACCGTGAATGGGTTGGAGAAGGCGACGAGACGATCACGGTGAAGGGGCTTATCTTTCCGCACTTCTTCGCGCGCAAGATGCGCGAGCGCGGCATCCGGCAGCCGGTGCTGCAAGGCAATGCTGGCTTCGCTGGCCGCTTGCTGCGTGAACACACCGGCGGCCATCCGTCGGCGGGTGGCTTGTTTCACCTCGACGTGCTGGACAACATGCGGAGGCTCGGCCAGTCGCACATTCTGATTCGCGGCGATGGCTGGCACTTCGGCTGGTTCATTATCGAGTCACTGCAGCGCGGTCACAGCCTGATCGCAGCCGACGGCATCGGTCAGCAGATCGAGTTCGAGGCGACGTTCCAGCGCGTGCCTGTCCCCAACGACGGCGCGGACGGCATTGTGCAGCTCTGGAGTTCTGGTGCTGTCGAAGGGGTTGGTGCCTGATGCCGGTTGAATCCTACGACGTTGTCACTGTCGGCTCGGACTTCATTACCGCCGACATCATCCTGTGGCGGCGCTATCGCATGCGCTCGCCGGGAATGATCGAGCGAATGCTGGACGACAACCCGCACCTCGCAAAGGTGCATCGCTATTCACCCTTCCTGCCGGTCGGCGTGCAGGTGC